TGGCTGGTGTGGCTGGTGTGGCTGGTGTGGCTGGTGTGGCTGGTAGGTTCGCGCTCTTTTGTGGCGGGGTGCAAGGGGTTTTACCACGTGCTGGGGCGGTATATTGGCTTGCTGCATCGTGCACTTTAGCAAGCGCTTGGCCAGCAGCGTAGGCATGGGCCGCAGTTTGGTAGGGCTGCCAAGACATAACATCTCGGTACAAATCATGCCCCGGCGCTAGGGGAAAGACCTCGTATGTCCAGCAGTCATTGCCCCATGCGGTTGCCCCGGTTTGGGTCGTTAAGGGCAGGCATACGGGCACACCGGCATGGGCAAGGTGGTGCATAAAAGCGTGCTCTTCGTGCAAGGCGGCAACGCTGCGTAAGCTGGCATGGTGGCGCTTTATTAAAAAGCCTGTGCTGCTCTCATCTATAATTTTAACCGCGGCAGAAAACGGGCGCATGCTGTTCCAGACCGGGGTAACGGGTGTGGGCACGCTTGGGTAGTGCGCCAGCACGGCGTTTATTTCAGCCTGTGTTAGGCAGGGCCAGTCACGCTGGGTTTGCACACCATGCACCCCAAACTGCCCGACTGCACCAGCACCTTCTGCCACCGGCCCGTTTGGCACCCCTGTTTGCATAACGCGGCCTAAAACCCGGTAGAGGCTGTAAACAGGGCCGCAAACCCGCCGCCAATGTAATAAGTGGGGTCATCTCCTGCTATAATGGTGCCGCGGCGGCCCACCGTGTCGTGCGCGTTAAGGGTTGGGTTTGCCACACCAGACAGGTAGTGTTGGTTTGTAATATTAATAAAGTTCATGCGGAGTTCTGGTTTGTGCAGAAACGAGGCATCTGAAAAGCGATACCCCACCGCCATATTGGCGGTTACGTAGTCTGGCATGCGCTCATCATTCATGAATGTTGCGTATTGGTGGCCGGTATATTTAACCGTAAACACGCCAAAAGCGTGCCCGTCATCATACGTAAGGCCCGCAGCGGCTTGCAAGGTCGGGCTACGAATGGCGCGTTTGCCGCGTGTGGGCAACAAGTCTGCGCCGCTTAGCAGGTCGTTATCTATGGTGGCGTGCAAATATTCACCAGAGAAATACGGGCTAAAATGGTGCCACGGGCGCAAGCCCAGCTCTACATCTACCCCGCGCGTGGTTTGCCCACCTGCATTAAAGGTAGAAGACACATAAGAGCCGTTAATTTGGCCCACAGTTTCAATCTGGCGGTTGGTAAAATTGTAGTTAAACAGGGTTAAACTGCCAACAATCAGGTCATCTGCGTAACGGTAGCCGAGTTCTTCGGCTATGGAATATTCATTTTTAAGTTTGGTATTACCTTGTGTTGTCATATCGCCCGATGTGGGGTCGTAGGCCGCGTAAAGGGCTGTTTCTGCCGGGGTGCGGAAGTTGGTTGTGGTGTTAAAAAAGACCTGATGGTGCTTGTCTATTTGGTATTTTATAGCAACACGGGGCAGCGGCACAGCATAGCTTGTATTGGCGTGGTAGGGGGCACCGGGCATGGCGTTGGTGCCATTGCGGGTGAGCATAACCTCTTTAAACCCAGCAGAAAGCGTAAGTTTATTATGGAGCAAAGCCAGTGTATCGCCCACATACAAGGCATTGGTTTGCGAGAGTGTGTGGTTGCTGGTGGCTAAAAGCAAAGAACCATCTGCCAGCGTAACAGATGTACGGCGGCTGCCCCCCCATATACCGGCCGCCGTGCCATTGGCCGCTATGGGGGTAAAGCTTTGGTATTCGCTATCGTCTGAATAATCGTACCAATACCCAGCGTTAAACGTGTTGTTGCCGTGGTGCCATTCTATGCCGGTTGTAAAGCCAGAGCGGTAGCTGCGTTGTGTATAGTCTGCCCGCACGGTGGCCACGCCATCTTGTGTGCTGGGCAGGGTAAGAGTGTCTGGCAAAGGCTGGGTGCCGTTAAATAAACCCGATGTAGGCAGCGTGCTGCCACCGGGCACATTGCCATAAGCCCCTTGGGCATAAGGGGTTATGCGCCATGTGACACTTTGGCTTAGATGTAGCTCTATGGGGGCGCCCATATATAATGTGCGCTCTGGCTGGCGGTACAGCCGCCAGTAATCTGTGCCTTGGGCGCTATTTGCCACGTTATACGTGCGGGCAAGGTTGTTGCCACCATGAATACCATCTTGCTGCCACTGGGCTTTTGTGGGCTGGGGGTAGTAGCTGTCTATGGCTTGGTTCCATGTACCCACAAGGGCGGCACTATTGTTTTGGCCCCATGTTTTAAGCAGTTTAAAGTCTACATGCTGGCGCTCGTCCCGGCCGGGGCCGCGCCAGTTATCTGCCGCACTATGCGAGTATGAAACAAAGCCTTTTAAGCCAGTATGGCCAATTTCACCGCTATCAAGGCGTATAAACTCGCGGTTGGTGTTGTATGACCCGTAAGAGATATTGACCATACCCCCCGCTTTTTCTGCCGGGGTACGAAAACGCAGGTTCATAAGCCCTCCGGCGGCGTTTAATACCGGGCTTTCTAACTGCGCAGCCCCTTGGGCCAGGGCAATACTTTCGTAGTTTTCGCTGTCGGCAAACTGGCTGGGGTAGCCGCTATAATAGGCAATATCGTTAAGGGGCATGCCTTCAAGCACGTAGCCTATGGCATCTCCGTTCAAACCACGCACAGAAATATTGACCTGTGGCGACAAGCCCAGCGGGTCTGACGTAGCCACATTGGCACCCGGTGCAAGGGCCAACAGGTCATACGCGGTGGCAGAAGGGGCTTGGCGGGCAATAAAGTCTTGGCCAACCACGCTCATGGCTTGGGGTTGTGTTTGGGGGCGAATAAGGCCACCGCCAGCATGGTCTGCTACGGGGTTGGCGGTCACATTCAACACCTCTGGGCCACCTGCTTGCACGGGGGCTGGTGCAGGGGCGTACCTAACGGCCCCCTGCCCGGCTTGCGCCGGGTGAGCGGCAAAGCGGCCTTTTGTGTTTGACCCTGCCTGCTGTGCGGTAGCACGAGTGTTGCTGTATAGCCGCACCACCCCACGCTGCTGGGTAGTGGCGTGTGCCTGCGCCCCACCATGCTGAACATGATGGCCTGAACTAACGGGAGCGCGCGCACGCCCCTGTGGTGCAAGAGCTTGCGTGCGGCTTGCCCTACCCGGTGCAGGTGTGGCCCCGTACCCGCCTGCTTGTGCGCGTGCGGGGGGTGGGGCGTGCGGCACCCCACCACTGCCGGGCTGTGCCACTGTTTGCGCCATGCAAAATGGGGTGAGTGCGCTAGAACATACAGCACTTACAAACAAAACAAAGCGGGCTGTCGGGCGCACCGGCATAGCGTAAAACTTTCAGGCAGATACTCAGGAAGGGTGGAATTTTCGCACCACGGGGGCAATGGTCAAGCCCTGCACAAGAATGGTGAAAACCACAACACAATAGCACACTGCCAAAAGCGGTGCACGCATTGAGCTTTCTGGCAGGCCCAGCGCAAGAGAGATAGAAATACCACCCCGCAGGCCACCCCACGTCAGCACTGCCAGCACGCCCATACGGTCTTGCCCGCGCAAGTAAACCGGCAACGTGGCCAGCAGCACACTTAACAAACGCGCTATAATAGCCAGCGGTATAGCCAAAGCAGCCGCCACCACCAATGCACGAGAAAAAGACAACGCCAGAACCTGAAAGCCTATAAGGGCAAACAGCATGGCGTTGAGCACTTCATCAACCAGTTCCCAAAACACATGCAGGTTTTTGCGCCCCTGCTCGGTTATGCGGCGTTGCGTGGCGGGGGCGGCCATGCAAAGCCCTGCAGTAACTGTAGCAATAGGGCCAGAAAGGCCCCATGCCGTGCACAGACTATAAGTGCCGGTGCATAACGTAAGCGAGATAAGCAGGTCTAGCTGTGGGTCTTGGCTAAGGGCAAAGGCTTTGCGGGCCAACCAGCCACCAACCAGCCCCACTAACAAACCACCGCCTACCTCTGTTGTAAAAGCCTCGGCCAAGCGTAGGGCAGAAACGGGGTGGGCGTGGTGGGCAACCTCAAGCGCTACGGTAAAAATAACAACGCCTACGCCGTCGTTAAACAGGCTTTCTCCGGCAAAGAGGGCCTGCACTTGGGCGGGTAAGCCAAGGCGGCGCAGCATACCCACAACCGATACGGGGTCTGTCGGGGCGAGAATGGCACCCAGTACCACGCACCACGCCAAGGGCACATTTAACCCCACAAGGGTAAAAATACCCCATGCCCCAGCGGCAAACACAACAACTGCCAGCAACGTACCCAGCAAGGCCAATGCCAAAACCGAAAATTTGCGGGCAAAGAGCGCCCCAAGGTCTACCCCCTGCGCACCAGCAAAGAGCAAAAAGGCCAAAGCGCCTTCCATTAAGGTAGTAGGCAGGTCTATTTGCGTAAGCAGCGTTTGCAGGGCGTGTACGGTGTGTAAAGGCAGCACCCAGTCTGCAACGCTAAGCCCGGCAGACACCACAAGGCTAAGCAACAACACCCCAATGGTAAGGGGCAGGCGTAAAATGCGGGCATTAAAAAGCCCGGTAAGGGTTGCCAGCGCCAGCACGAATGCAAACAAACCAAGAGATGTCATGCCATTGGGCCTTTACTGGCTAAAATAACGGGGCCGTATGGCCGCTTATGCTGTGGGGGTATTGGTATCGGGCTTTTCGGTTAGGTTCACAAAGGTTTGGTCAGAGATAGAAACAGTTTCTGGCCGGTCAAATGCTTCTGAGGTGCTTTGGGCTATGCCTGCGGTTTTTTCTTTTAGGTCTGCCAATTCTTCACGCACGTCAGACAAAATTTCTAGCAGGGCTTTGTGGTCTTCTGCCGCGCGGCGGTCTGCCCCACGGCTTAACACAGCATTACCCACCATAAGCGCAGGTAACGCGACAAGTTGAATACAGTTGCTTATGTAAAGCAGGGTATTTTGCCATGCAGGCATAAGAACAGGCACAAGAGAGAACACAAAAAATAGGTAAACGCACCAAATACTGCCAAACAGCATGGTCATTTTAACGGCTACGGTTTCGTTAACCCGTGCCAGAATATTTTTTAATGTTGGTTCCATTACCCGCACCTTTGTGGGGGCACCTTGCCCCGGCCTGTTATGGGGCGTGGTTACCACAAAGTGGGCTATGGTGTCCGCCCCCCTTGCTCTTTTACGTGGGGCTATATGGCAGCGCTGCCCCTGCCGTACGGGGCAGCCTTGCGTGCGGCCAAAACTACTGGGCTGAAAGGTGCAGCCTGTAAAATGCGCCCTGCCCTTTAAGAGCAGCTGCGTGGTCTTGCAGCACCCCAACTGTGTAGGTGCCAGACTTAATGGCCGACATGCTCCAGAGTTTATGCGCACAATTTGGGCGGGGTACGCTCAGCAGTTCACCCTCTGGGTCTTTTACAAAAAAGCCAACACTGCTTTTACGGGCATGGCACAATACAGAAAGCGTTTGCCCCTGTTGGAGCGGCATGCGGTATTCTGCCACATGCGTGCCTTCTAGGGTGCCAGACATGTTTTTTTTGCCCGTGCCCAAGGGGCCGGTAGGCGTGCTCAAAATATCTTGGGCCTGAGCCATGTTAGACCCCCAACCAAGGGCCAACAAAACCACCAACCCAAACGTGAAGCGATATGGCGCTTTCATTCTCGTCTCGTTTGCTTGCATGAATCGGGTACGTGATATGCGCAATATACATGAGTGCCCCCACCCCGCACAAGCACCAATGCCCGGTGTCTTAAAAGCATAATAAAGGGGCTATGTTTGGGGCTTAATTGCGTAAATAACGCGCACGCCTGCGGGGCGCATAAGCACGCCAGAGCTTTGAATAAGAGAAACCTGCACGGCCGATGGCGCAAAATTGAACGTATAGGTTAAAGTCATGGTGCCGGTATCTGCCACCCAGACATCTCCCTGCCCGGCAAAAAGGGTCATGAGAATAGCGTTAAGGCTGGTAATGGAGCCATCTGTTATATTGGCCAGCGCTTTAGCGTTAATAAGCTGGCGGAAAGCGTCATCAGACAAGCGGTAGTTGCTGGTGGTTTGCGTGCCAGAATACCACGGGGCGGCGTTAAAGGGTTGCAAGGTTAGGTCTTGGGGTTCTGCAAAGCCAAAAAAGCTGTCTGTGCTTAGGGTAAGCACGCGCTCTACCCCCACAATGCGCCCCCATACGTCCAGCCCGTAGCCTTGTGCTGTGTCTAGGTTCCAGATGTTTGTAAACCATGTCTCAATTAAGCGTGTGGGGTCTAGGGTTTGGTTCCAGGCCTCTATCAAGGCATTAAGGGTTGGCGCGCAACTATATTGCGACAGCACGGTTTTTTGCACATCGCGCATTATACAAACACCACGTTAATACTCTCAGCCGAGAGCACGGGCACTTGGTCTATACCCAAAGTAGCCGTTAGGCTGGTAGGGTTGGCACTAAAGCCTAGCGTAATGCTAATGCTCTCAGCCCATGCCCCAAGGGCTGCAACGCTTGCATAAAAGCGGCTGGTATAGAGTGTGGTGCCTATACGCACCTGTGCCTGACCATCTTGCCCGTTAAAGGCGGCCAGCACGGCTGTGCGCACCTGGTCTGCCGCAGTGGTGGGCACATTTAAAGAGGCCGCCAGAGTAAGCGTTACATACACAGGGGTTGGGGCCGCACGTTGAAACACCACCGTATAGCTTGGCGGTGTGGTGTAGCTGGTATTTTGGTCTGTTACTGTAAGGCTTGTGTTGCCGGTATAGGCGCAGCCCGGTGGTTTTTTACGTAAAATAGCGCGGGCAATTTCTGTATCTTGCCCACCACTCACACACACATACACACTGTGGGGGGCAAGGGTTATGTTGCCTATAACCACGGGGCTGTCTGTGCTGTTATCTGTTACGTAAACATCACTCACCCCTTCAAGCGCCTGCACGGCGGCAGAAATAGCATCGAGCGGGCCAACGGCGTTAATAGCAACAGACGTTTGGCGGCGGGTTTCAAACGCGGTACGGCTTTCTACCCCCCGGCCCGTAACCCCGGCGGCTGCATTACCCACCGTAGCCCACCCGCTCACAGACTGGCTCAGCTGGATAGTCTGGGCGGGGCACGCCACAGCCCCGGTTTGTGTGCAGCTAAACGTGCCAGCCCCTGTGCCTGTGGCATCTAACGTTATGGGGTTATCGGCCGCGTAACTCTGGCCTGCGCCGTCTTGCACCACCGTACCTTGGGCAATAACCGTGCCCGCAATGCCGGTACACTGGCAGGTTACCACTGTGGCTGTGGCAGGCAGGCGTTCCATAAAATACAGCCTGCCAATGGCATCTTGCATGGGGCCAACAGCGCGGGCGGGGTCTACCCCGTTGGCAATGGCCAAAAACTGGTCGTATGCATCTCCCACTATAGCGGTAAGTGACATGGCCAACTGCCCTTGGGGGGTGGCAAGGTCTGTAGTGAGTGTATTGCCAAAGGCTGCGTTAATATCTGCCAAAACGCCGTTTAAAATATCTGGCTCGGCAGGCATAACAAAGCCTGTGGCATCCAGCACTGGGGCGGGCACAGACGTGGTGCCAGCCGTACTGCTTGTGCTTTGTGTAAGCGTATTAGAGGCTGACAACGCTTTGGGCTCCGTCTGTTGTGGTAAGCTGCACCACGCCCGATAAACGGCGCTGGGGGCTTATGGCGGTTAAAATGCAGGTGGCGCTGGCAACGCCCTGTGTGGCGCGGGCGGTTTGCTCAACATCGGCCCTAAACAGGGCGCTAGACTGGGCATGGCCCAAAATGCTGCCAAGGTAGGGCAGGCCAAGGGCTGTGTTGTACCAGCACTCGCCCTGAAACACTCTTATGGCGCAAGCAACATTTTGGGCTACGGCGTAAGGCGTTGTGGCCATGGCAATATTGCCTGTGGCATCAACCACCAAGTCCCATGTGGTGCTGTCTAACAGCAGGGTATTAAGGGGCATGTGTGTTTTATTCTCTCAAACGCAATAAGGTTTTTTGGGGGCTGGTGCCAAAATTGTGTGCAAAGGCAGCAGGGTTTTTACGCAACCCCACCCCACGCACAGCGTTGGGGAGAGCAAAGGCTGCGGGCAGCCCCGCATGCGCCCCCCATAATGTGCCAGCAAAGAGAGCAACCCCATGACCAAACAGCCAAGCCACCGCGACGCCGTAACCTTGGGTGACCAAACCGTGCAGCGCGGCACGGGGGGTGAGACACACCAAACCGCACAAGGCGATGTGCCAACGCTCACCACCCAGTTGGGTGTGCCCGTGGCAGATAACCAGAACACCCTAAAAGCAGGCACACGCGGGCCAAGTTTGCTGGAAGATTTTCATTTTCGAGAAAAGATTTTTCATTTTGACCATGAGCGTATTCCAGAACGTGTGGTGCATGCCCGTGGCTACGGTGCGCATGGTTTTTTTGAGCTGACCCACCCGCTCAGCGATGTAACCTGTGCAGACGCCCTGCAACGCAAAGGCGAGCGTGTGCCCGCTTTTGTGCGGTTTTCTACAGTGGCGGGCAGCAAGGGGTCTTTTGACCTTGCGCGAGATGCACGAGGCTTTGCCGTAAAGCTTTATACCAAGCAGGGAAATTGGGATATTGTAGGCAATAATATTCCGGTTTTCTTTATTCAAGACGCCATAAAATTTCCCGACATGGTGCATGCGGTTAAAGAAGAACCTGACCGGGCTTTTCCGCAAGCACAATCTGCCCACGATAATTTTTGGGATTTTATCTCTCTCACCCCAGAGAGCATGAACATGATTATGTGGGTCATGTCTGACAGGGGTATTCCGCGCTCTTTCAGGTTTATGGAAGGCTTTGGCGTGCATACCTTCCGGCTGGTTACTGCACAGGGCAAAGCGACTTACGCCAAATTTCACTGGAAGCCCAAACAAGGCCTGCAATCTGTTGTCTGGAACGAGGCCGTTAAACTCAATGGTGCAGACCCAGACTTTCACCGCCGCGACCTGTGGAATGCCATTCAAGCAGGGCAATACCCCGAATGGGAACTGGGCGTGCAGCTTTTTGATGACGAGTTTGCAGACAGTTTTGACTTTGACATTTTAGACGCCACCAAACTGATACCAGAAGAACTGGTGCCCGTGCGCCCCGTAGGCCGCTTGGTGCTAGACCGCATGGTGGATAATTTTTTTGCCGAGACCGAGCAGGTCGCTTTTTGCACACAAAATATTGTGCCGGGCATAGATTTTACAAACGACCCCCTTTTACAAGGCCGTAACTTCTCCTACCTTGATACGCAGCTTAAACGGCTTGGCAGCACCAACTTTACACACCTGCCCATTAATGCCCCTAAATGCCCGTTCCATACCCTGCAACAAGATGGCCACATGGCCATGCACAACCCCAAGGGCCGCGTAAATTACGAACCAAACTCGTGGGGAGGGCAAGAGGGTGGCCCGCGTGAAAACCCACAGACCGGGTTTAAATCTTTCCCTGCTGAGGTCTCTGGCTTAAAAGAGCGTGTGCGGTCTGAAAAATTTGCAGACCATTACTCCCAAGCGCGGCAGTTTTACAAAAGCCAGACACCAACAGAGCAAACGCATATTCAACAAGCCATTATTTTTGAACTCAGCAAGGTTGAAACGCCCGCTATCAGAGCGCGTGTGGTTTCGCACTTACGCACTCTTCATACAGAGCTGGCGCAGGCTGTGGCTACCGGGCTGGGCCTAAAAGACCTACCCCCAGCCGCCCCACCGGCCCGCCCGCCGCTAGACCTGCCCCCTTCTGCCGCCCTAAGCATTGTTAAAAACGGGCCAAATAGCTTTGCAGGCCGCAAAATTGGGGTACTAGCAACCGATGGCACAGATGATGCCCTGCTTGCGGCCTTAGAAGAGGCAACCAAAGCTGAAGGCGCAACACTAGAAATTGTGGCACCGCATATTGGCGGCATTGTCACCTCAACCGGGCGGCATGTGCCTGCGGGCCAACGCCTGCCCGGCGGCCCCTCTGTGCTGTATGATGCTGTTGTGTTGCTGCCGTCTGAGCAAGGCAGTAAACAGCTTGCCACCGATGCAGATGCGCGTGACTTTGTGGCCGATGCCTACGCCCACGCCAAATTTATTGGTTACACACCCTGCACCGCCGCTTTACTGAGCAAAGCAGGGCTTGAGCATAAGACGTTAGATGACGGTTTTGTGGCCCTAACAAGCCCCACCACAGCCAAAAAATTTGTAACCACCTGCCGCGCCCTACGCTTTTGGCCGCGTGAGGCCAGCGTGCACGCCGTATAACCCCCCTAAAGCGGGGCGCGGCCCCCCTAAACAGGCTTGGTGGTGGTGCCAGACCCCGCTTGCACACCACCATGTGTATGTGCCGCCAAAGAAATACCTTTGCCTGTGACATCACCCGATACACTTAGGGTACCAGAAACGGTGGTATTACCCTCTATTTTTATATTTTGTGCCGTAAGCTGCACCGTGCCAGATGTATGCAAAGTTATGCCGCCCTTATGCAGCCAAATATAGTCTTGCGGGGCGGCATTTAAAAAACCACCTAAATACAAGGCATCTGCCATATTATGCTGCCTGAAAGACCCCGGTGCCGCTGCACCACGGGCGGTTTTAGCGTTTGAAATATCTCTATCTGCTACCAAAGCCAAACCGATATCACCCACTTCTGGGTCTAGCACAACGGCGCGGCTACCACCTTGCAGCCTAAAATAAGGCACCTGATACAACACCCCGTGCGGGCTTACCTGCCCTGCGGCATTTTGCTGGTGCACAAGGGGTTGCACATCAACAAAGCCTACCGGGTTTAGCCCTGCCCCCTCTACCGCTTGCACGCGCACCAATACTACTGTGCGCCGCGTTGCAAGCAGCCGCGCCATAACCGCATTGAGTGCCGCAAAATGGGAGGCACTGGCGTCTGCCCGGTCAAAAACCGGGTGCGTGGTAGCAGAAGAGATATCTGACATGGTAAGGTATTTTCCTGAAAAATTCTGATGATTTTTGTAAACGACACTCTAACCAGACACCCAATGAAACAGCCAAAGACTGTGATGCCTGTAAGCAAAACCCAAGACATGGTGTGTTAGGAGAGTGCAAAATACAGAATAAATGGAATGAGTGCGTGGTTTGCGTGTGGGGTGTGGGGTGTGGGGTGTGGGGTGTGGG